GACATAAAACACCTAGTGATTTTTCGGTGTCCAGAATAGCTTGCTTGGTTATCTCACAGAACTGAGGAGTATCTTCTATACTAACTTCAAACTGATACTCATCGTGAATAGAACCTACAAGCTTGGCATTTAATTTCATCTCATTAACTTGCTTTGTCATCTGAACCAACCATTCCTTACAGATGATTGCTCCTGCACCCTGTAACAGGGTATTGAGTGCAGCATGTTCAGACCGTATCTGCAACCACCTACCATCTAACCCTTTGATAGACCCTTGAGCCGCAGCTTCAGTGACTTGTGTGCGTAGTCTTCTCAGGGCTGGCATGTTGGTTAAAAAAGTTTCTATAAGCCGCCTACCCTGTGCTGACTTTCCACCCACAACCTTACCAATTTTAGCAGGACCAGCCCCATAGAGAAAGGCATAGATAAAAGTTTTTGCCTGATCTCTGTTGGTTAGACCTGCCATCTTCATGTTGGCTGTGTGTACATCTCCATTAACTACTTCATATATATACTCCTTATCTTCCATGTAATGTGCAAGGCACCGTAGCTCTAGACCAGAGGCATCAGTGCCTACTAAGTTGTAGTTATCTGGGTCAGAGATAGTCCATAGTGACCTGAACTCTTTACCATAAGGACTGTACGAGGCAGGAACCTGAGCCATGTTGGGACTATTGTGAGCCATACGGCCCGTGATAGTCTTGAGCGTCATCACCCTGCCTCGTACCTTGTTGTCATCGTGACACTCTTTAATCCACGATTTTAACATGCCTGTTCTCTTCTGTAGTAGGAAAAACCTACTGAACATCTGAGCTTCTGGCATCTTGATGTGGCTTAGAGTTTCTTCATTGACAATAACATTACCTTTGTCTGTGTGCTTAGTAGGCTTCCATCCCTTCTCCATCAACCGTTCTGCGATCTGCTTACGAGAAGCAATGTTGAATGGTATGTATTTAACCTTTGTCTTTAATTGTAATTCTTTAGGTGGGAACATCTCAGTTGCTGTGGCTATTAAGACTTCCTCTTCTTCTTGTAGTTCAGACAGCAGCATCATGGCTCCACGAAGGTTAAGAGTAAAACCATTCTTCTCCTGCTGATCTACGATTGCTCTAACACAATTCTCTAGTCGTATGCTCTTTGTAGAAAATCTTACTCCTTCTTTATCTAGTTGCTGGGCTACCTTATGCGTAAGCCTAACGTCCTGCTTACAATACTCTAGCATCTCTGGTGTATAATAATCAAACTCTTTGAACTCTGTTTTAATATCACTTAGTCTCTCACCCCATGCTTTGAGGGAATGTCCTCCTTCTCTAACTGGGTTAAACAACTGTGATTCAATGAGGGTGTCACGAATTTGTCGTAGCTGTATTGTAGAACCTAGTAGTCTGTTTAAGACAGGTGCATCAAAGCTAATGCCATTGTGCATTATAAATTGTTCTACATTCTTAGACCACGAAACAAACTCGTGACACTTCTCACCTACCCACGACCACTCAGTACCGTTGTCGTAGTCTCTAGCCACGATGCAGTGGATAACTGTAGCATCAATGGCGTCTGTTTCTATATCTACAATAGCTCTCATATTTAGAAAGGAACATCTTGGTCATCTTCATTATCAATAAAAGGATTATCAATCTGTGTCATACGTCCTGTATCAGTACTATAATGTAGATGCGTAGCTACTCCTGTGTCTCCTGTATATCTGTTCTTTAAGATACGTACTGTAGTTGTGTTGGCTTCTACCGGATCGGTAGCCTGTTGGTTACGTTCTAATGCTATCACACTATCACTTAGATGTGCAATAGAGGCTGACCCACGAAGGTGTGACAGACTTACCTCACGACCGTCCTCATGCCCCTTGTCACCTGATGGGCGACGTAGGTGGCTGACAAGTAGCAGCCCAATGTCTGTTTCTTCAACAAGAGAACGTAGCTTGGTCATAAGAATATCAATAGACTTACGCTCATCACCGTTGTCTTCCTGTCCTGATACAAGGATCGAAAGATGATCTAAGAAAACCCATTTACAATCAAGAGCTTTAGCCATGTAGCGTACACGATCCAGTATCTCATCGTTAGAGACAGAACCAAAATGATCGAAGGCAAAGAACCTACCAGTGCCTATTGTCTTCTCCTGCCAATCATTTAATTGTTCTTGTGTGAATTGATCTCTAATCTCTTTAATATGCAATCTTGCGTTAGCTTCTACTGCCATAAGATTGAATGCAGTGCTACGAACACTCTCCTCCAGTGCTAATATACCAATATTATACTTAGTAGTAGACATAATATGATACATAAGTTCTCGAATAATACTACTCTTGCCCATACCAGCACCACTAGTAAACGTAACTAGTTCTCCCGTACGCATGCCGTATGTTTTATCATTGAGCTTAGACCAAGGATACTGGACTGATTCAAAATATGCTTCGTCATACAACGAAGACCCTAACTCTTTAAGATTTAAGATGCCCGCTGGTGTGTAAGGCTTGGCATTCCACCATGCCTCAACAAACTGCTGCCGCTGGCCTGTCTTCAGGTATTCATTGGCATCCTTCATGTTGAGGTGAACAATCTTACACTTGTTAGGCTCGAACAGTTGGCCTACCTTCTGTGCTGCTTCACGTCCTTCTTTATCACTGTCAAAACACAGTACAATATTATCAAACATATTAAGGAAATCAAATGATTCCTTACAGTTCTTTACTGCTGCACCAGCACCATTCTTGAGAGAGACAACAGGCCACTTAGAACCTAGAATCTCATAGGCTGACATAGCATCTAACTCACCCTCACAAACAGTAACATACTTGCCTTTGCGAGGGAACAGGTGCTGTCCAAACAAACCTGCATTAGAGAGGTTGCCCTCTGACCAGAATTTTTTACCTTCAACACCCCTGATCTTACGACCAATTAACTCTCCATCTGATCCTCTGTAAGAGTACAGGTGATGGGTGATAATAGAATTATTTTTAATAACTGATACACCATAGAGCTTGGCCGTATCAGCAGTAATCTTACGATCACCAAGGTCAGAAAGAACAGCGTTGTCATGATTATTTAAAGGTTTTATCTTATCAATAGATACTACTGTGTTAGTTTGCATACTTGTTTCCTCATTGGATGGAATAAATTCTTCACATTTATGACAATACTGATGACCATCTGAGTACAAAGAGTTTGCATCGGAAGAACCACAGGATTCACATGGAAGATGTTGTACGAAAGTTGCTGTATCTGTCATGTTTTACTCGCTGCCGGATACGATTTCATAGAGTTTCTTATAATCTACGTGACAATCTGAGTAGACAGCATAATACAAGCTGCCATAATAGTCAAGAGTTTCCTCAGCTTCTTTTTTTGTTATGATATTCTCACTTACTAAAGTATTTGTATTGGTATTTCTAACTGCCCATCTTTTTACCATTACATTGTTCCTTGTAAAGCTTTCCATGAGATTGGGAACCTGTGTACGAGTTGGTTGTCTATATCTGTAACTATATCTCTTGTCTCCTTCTGTGTATCACTGGCTAAACGTAGCTTACAAACCCTAGCAAAGGCGGCGATGCTACCACTCCAGTACCATTCAGTATACATACCTTGTGGTAACACGGCGCGGGCCTGTTCTTCACACACTCCTTGGTCTAATAAAGCTTTATATGCATCGGTGGTATGGCGTATAGCATCACCATAGATATGATTGATAATACTTGGTGATGTTACTAACTCTTCTGATGATCCTTGTTTCTTGTCGTCAGTAGCCTTACGCCATTCTTTTGTGTGCCATACCTCTGGATCATCAGATACATAGCGACGGCTCACCTCGTTCCACACTAACCCTACCTGATGCTTACCTAGTTGTCTAGCCACAAAGATAGGCGCTCTCATATGGAACTGTGCGGAGCAGTGTCCGAACGGTGTCCAATGATTGTGCTTGGCAAGGTAGTTAATTAATTTAATATCTTTGTCAGCTATTGGTTTGTTTCTGGGCGAGCGTTTGTTGAATGATACTCTTGCTGCATTCACAACAGTGATGTCACTGCCCATATGGTCAATAAGTTTAGCTGTCATCAAAAGTTTCTTTCCATAAGTTATCTACAAAGTATTCCTTATCTCCCATGATCTCGTCGATCTCTTTCTTGGCAAGCTTCTTAGCTTCCTTCATGGGATACCCTTCGTCGCTGTACTGTCTAGTGAGACCACGAAACAAATAATTACGTTCTTTTTCCCATAGATTTTTTGCCATTACTCTGCCCACTTACCTCTGCTGATTCCTAGTTGTGCGTTTAGTTTTTTAATTATATCTTCTTTATCTTCTATAGCCTTCTTCAATGTAAATACATACTGCTCCAGCTTCAGAATTTTCTGTGCATCAGTCATCGTTTTGCTTTCTTATAAAAGACATGTTTGCCT